ACAAATCGACGCCGCTGGTTTTGAGGCGCTGCTGACCTGGACTGAGATTGGCGAGGTTACTGACCTTGGATCTTGGGGCTCCACCGGCTCCACCGCCGCCCATCAGCCGCTGGCAACCGGCGAGACCGTGAACGCGAAGGCCTTCCTTGACTGGGGCAGTCGTGACATCAGCATTGGCCGTGACATCACCGACGCGGGCCAAGACCTGCTCAAAGAGCTGGCGGACGGTGAGACCAAGCGCTATGACATCGTGTCGGTCAAGATCGAGCATCAGTCCGGCCTGATCCAGTACGCTGAGATTCAGGTAACCGGCTTCAACACCAACTTGCCGGGCGGCGACTCCATCGTTGCGGCCACCGTGGGCATCACGTCCCGCAGCCGTGTGATTGAGGTTAAGCCGACCACGACCCCCTAATCCGCTCAGGCGGTAGGGCTCCCGGAGTGTCCTGTCAGGCCTCGGGAGCCCGCTCTTTTTCTCACTGACAGGGCCATTAACTGACAGGTGATAACTATGTTTGAACATCTCGCAACCACCGATACCTCCGAATGCCCGCTGTACTGCGCCGACAACATCACCGAGCTGGGCGTTGAGGACAAAGACGGCAACTTCAAGCAGGCCGTCGTGCATGTCCGCAGCCGCACGTGTGATCAAGTCCGCCAGCATGATCTGGACGTTCGCCGCCGGCTGGTCAAAGAGGCGCAAGCCGATCAGGCGCGGGGCAAGAAGGCCGCCAAGGACTACGACCCCGAAGAAGACTACCGCAATGGCGTAGCAAAGCTGGAAGTGATCATTGCCGGATGGGAGAACCTGCCGGACGGTAAGGGTGGCACCATCCCGTACAGCGACAAAACCAAGCACGAGCTGGCCTCCATGCCCGCGCTGGACTACATCCATCGGCAGATTTTCAAGCATCACAACGCCGATGAAAATTTTATGCCGGCGCAATCCGAAGCCTGATCCAGTACGCCGGCCATCTGGGGTGGCTTAATGCTACCCTGGAACTCAAGGTCGGCAAAGAGATAAAGCGGATTGTGCGCCACGAGTGGCTATGGCCGGGATCGATCTACCGACAACTCCCCGATCTGGGGTGCGTCCGGTACATCGCGGATTACTGGGACAAGGCGGGCCGTGCAATCAATGGCGGCATGGGCCGAATCCCGCTAAACTGGCAGGAGCTGGGGGCCATGCAGGACCTGCTCGGTATCCGGCTGAGACCGTGGGAGGCGGAGTGCATTGTTGAGATGAGCCGCGCGTATTGCGCTAATGCAGCCAGCTCCGACCGGCACGACCCGGCCCCCTACAGCCCCGCAGACGACGAGCGCGAACTGGCTATCGAGCGCGGCCACCAGAACGAACACGGCATGAGGATGTGACGCATGACCAACGGCGAGAATCTAGGCTCCATCAATTACAGCGTCGATGTGGATTACTCGGCGTTGATCGCCGCTGGCCGGGCTCAAGATCAGTTTACCGAGCATGCCCGTGAGGGTGCCGACCAACTGGACAAGACCGGGCGCAAGGCCAAAGAGGCCGCCCGCAAGGTGCAAGGCAGTGCGGACACCATGGACCGGTCGTTCCGCACCGTTACCCGCACCGTCCAGATCCTTGGCGCGGCCATGGGCGGCCTCACATTGGGCCGGGTGGCCAACCAGTTCGCCACCTTCGAGCAAGGTATGCGTAACGTATCCGCCGTGGCGGGTGCTACGGAAATGGAGCTGCGGGGCCTGTCAGAAACCGCCCTGCAGGCTGCAGCCACTACCCGGTTCAACCCGGGCCAGACCACGCAAGCCCTGTACGCACTGGCCTCAAGCGGCCAGAACGCCTCCGAGCAGATGGCCTCCCTGCTGAACGTGCTAAACCTCGCGGAAGCCGGGCAGGCGGATCTAGGCCGGGCCACGGAGCTCACCACCTCCACCCTCAACCAGTTTGGCTTAACCGCCGACCAGTCCGGTCGCGTGGCGGACGTGTTTGTTGCCTCCATCGGGGCCAGCGCCCTGAACGTGAACCGGCTGCAGGTGGCCTTGCGTAACGCCGGCCCCACGGCTGCGGCCCTCAACCAGAACCTGGAAGGCACCACCGCCACCATCGGTATGCTGACCACGGCGTTCGGTAATGGTGAACGGGCCGGCACCGGCTTCCGGGCCATCCTGAACGAGCTGCCGGACAACGCGGAAGCCCTCGGTGTTGCGATCCGGGATGCCAACGGCCAGTTCCGTCCCTTCGTGGACATACTGGCGGACATCGAGGCCCGGGGCGTAACCGCCGGGCAGGCGGTAGAGATGTTCGGGGCGGAGGCCGGGCCAGCACTGGCCGCCCTGCTCAAGAACGGTTCCGAAGCCCTGCGCACCATGGAGGGCCGGTTGACTTCCAACGGGCAGGCAGCGGCGGTAGCATCCAGCCAACTGGACACCCTGCGCGGTGATTTTGATTCTCTGGCTAGTTCTATTGACGTGGCCATGATTGAGATCGGCGCGTCTCAGTCGGGTATGCTGCGCACCAGCACCCAAACCGTTACCAACCTCGTGCGCCTCTGGTCTGGCTATGGTGACACCCTGGGGGACCAGAGGGATACCACGCAGCAACTCGCTACCGCCATCGAAACTACGGTGGCGACTGCCGGCGGGATGGCCGCCGTGGCGGTAGCCCTGCGCGGCGCAGAGGCGGCACAGGTGGCCTTTAACGTCGCGGCCCGTGCCAACCCCTACGTCCTGATCGCAACCACTATAGCGGGGGCCACGGCGGGGATCTGGGCGTTCACCAACGCGCAGGAAACGGCGCTTGAGGTGTGGGAACGGGCGCAGCGGTCTGAGGCCGCGTATCAGGCTGCCATGGCCAACACGCAAGCGGCCAACCGTATCCAGGAGATTGCCCGCGAGCGGTTGGAGCTCCAAGAGCGGTTGGAGGAAGCGCAGAGCCGGTGGATTCGCAACGGCACGGAAGAAGCAGCCATCAAGGAGGAGCTGGCGGCCCTTGAACGCGAGTACCATGCCATCACCGACGCACGTATTGCGGCGGAGCGTGCCCGTGGCGAGCGGCAGGCCGAGGCGGATGCTGCCGCCAAGGCGGCCAAGGAAGAGCAGTTGCGGCTCCAGCAGGAATTGCTCGACCAGATCAACCAGACCCTGCCGGCCATCGGCAAAACCACAGACGCGTACACCGAGCTGCTGCACCAGTTGGACCCGGCAGCCGCCGCGCTTGACCGGTACTTCACTACCCTGGAGCAGATCGACGCGCTGAATATCAGCCAGCAGGAAGCGGACCGGCTGCGCGCCCTTGCGTACGAGGAGCACTGGCAGCGCATGGCGGACATTGCCGGCAAGGGCAGTAAAGCCGCAGCAGAGGAAGCCGGGGAGGAGTTCGAGAACGCTTGGCAAGGTGTGGCTGACGGCGTGGCGCAGTCCTTGCAAGACGCGATTGCGTCGGGTGACTGGGACGGCATCGGCGACGCTATTGGTAATGCACTGGCCACCAGTGCCTCCAGCATCGTTAACAAGACCATCACGGACGAACTGTCCAAGGGCCTCACGAAAGACAGCGGTATGCTGGCACAGATCGGGGCGGCATTCGCCGGACCCATAGCCGGGGCAGTGGCCGGTGGCGCTATCCAGCTTGCGGTCAGTGAGCTGTCCGACTTCTTCAGCGGCTCCGACTGGGACCCGACCGAGGCCCGCCAGGCCGCACAAGGCACCGGGACTATCCTCGGCAGCATTGACGCCAAATCCGAGTCCATCGCCAAAGCGGTTGACGTCAGCGCGGGGGCGTCCCGTGAGCTGGTGGGCATTAACCGGGATATGTTGCGGGCGTTGCAGACGCTGCAACTAGGCATTGCCGGGGCGTCCGGGATGGTGGCGCGGAGTTATGGTGGGATCAACTTCACGGCTCAGGACCTGTTTAGCCAGACCGACATGGCGGGAGCCGGGATGCTGCTGGGCGGCTCTGCATTCGGCCTCGGCAGCCTCGGGGCGGCCGGCTTGATAGGCAACGCCCTCGGCCCGATCGGCGGTCTGCTCGCCACCGGACTTTTGGACGGAGCCATCGACTTCATCGATAACTTGGCAGGCGGCCTGTTCTCGGATATCGGCGGCTCCATCTTCGGCGGCAAAACCGATGTTAAAGATGTGGGTATCCAATTCTTCGGGGCAACCTTAGACGAGATGATCCGCGGCTGGCGGGACGGTGACCGGTATCTGACCGCCCAAGCCTACGCCACTATCAAGCGCGACGGCGGGTGGTTCGGCTCCGACAAGCGATGGGACGAATATCAGCGCCTTGGCACTGAGGCGGAAAACCAGATCAGCCTGGTATTCATGGGCATCCGAGATTCGGTCACAGCGGGCGCGGAAGCCCTCGGCATGTCCGGCGCTGAGATCCAGTCCGCCCTTGACCGGTTCCGCGTTGAGACCCAGAAGATCAGCCTCGAGGGCTTGAGCGCAGAAGAGCAAACGGCAGAACTGGAAGCCGTGTTCAGTTCGATATTCGACCAAGCAGCGGCAGCAGTCGTGCCGTACCTTGACGACTTCCAGCGGGCCGGCGAGGGTTTGGGCGAGACGTTGGCACGGGTAGCCACGCAGGTTCAGGTAACCGAGCAAGCCGTGGATATGTTGGGCTTGCGGTTCAGCGACCTGGCTGGCGCGGAACTGATCGAAGCATCACAGCGCTTGATCGAGCTTGGCGGCGGCTTGGATCAGTTTATCAGCAGCATGCAGAACTTCATCGGCAACTTTGCCACTGAGGGTCAGCAGTTCGAGATTAACGCTAATGCGCTGGCGCAAGGCATGGGCGACCTGCCGTTGCCAGAGACGCGGGAGGGCTTTTGGCAGCTGCTACAAGCACAAGACGCATCCACGGCTGCCGGGGCGGAGAATATCGCCACGTTGTTGCGGTTGCAGGGGACGGCGGATCAGTATTATAGCGCTGTTGAGAAAGCCCAGACGAGCTACTACGAGTCCGAGATTCAGGGGCAGCGCGACCGGTTGAGTGAGGCACAGCGCGCCAACCGAGCCGTTCAGTCCGCCATGGACTCCATGCTGTTTCAATCCAGTGCCGTGCAAGAGGCCAGCCGCCAGAGCGCTCTTAGAACGCTTGAGCAGATTGCGAATGCGGGCCGGGTGACTGACATCGGCCAGCTTCAGAGTGCATTGGACGCCGCCACACAGATTGACGCCGGAAACTACAGCACGTTTGCTGACTACGCTCGGGAGTTTGCCCGCACGTCGGGTGTGGTGGGACGCGTGGGTGACGTGACGCAGCAAGCAGAAGATCGGGAGGCGCGCATGTTGCGGAGCCTGGAGAATCAGCTGGAGGCGGTTAAGGGTTTGCGCGATGATCTGGAGCGTAGCCAACT